TCTTGTTTTGATTTATTGAGTTCAAATATTCCGTTAGTGATGGTTTCGTCATAGTTAGTAATCAATAGTTCAGCGCGGTCTTTTTGCTCGTTCATGTAGTCACCCACTGAACGCATAGTATAGGTCAAATCCCATTTGGTTTGATAATAACCATCATACCACTCTATAAGAGTTGGGTTGGTATTGTAAGTAATCATCCAACGATCTTTTACATTACCTTGTGTAATCCAAGCATGAAACTCTTTATGATCGAATCCTTTATGCAGTTCTCCTTTCTTACCATAAAGATTATCTTTGATATCATAAGGAGGGTCAAAGAACCAGAACGTTCCGACAGGAGCAGAAGTCATCATCATATCCCAGTAAGGACCACAGGTAATCTTCCAGTTCTGAATCAGTTCCGAGTATTTGGGGAGATTGTCGATTCCACGCATAGTGAAGTT